TGGTAACGAACTACCTGCGTTTGGAACCGCAGGAGTGTCTGGGAAGCTAGTAGCATTGAAGTAGTTGCTGACATATTGCTTAACGTTGAATCCGCTACGGCGTGTGTTAAACAACAAGATACCACGCGGATATAAGCGATAGTCAGGAGCATCTTGGTCGATGTAGTTGCTGTCTAACAAATCGGTAATAGCTGGGAAGCTACCAGTTACAATATCGGTTGTACCATCTGTGTCCCAACGTGCATCAGCAAAGATGATACCGTTTTGACTTGTTTGGTCTGTTTTGTCAATGGCCACAAACTTTGTACCATTATGACGATACAATGCTGGGTAGTTGACCAAGTCACCGCTGTCTAGCCATAAGTCGCCGGCCACCAACGGTGTGTTGTCAGACTGTGTAGTTGGTTCGCTGGCGCTAACAATAACACCAGCTGGGTCTGTATTGGTCAAGTTGTAGCCACGAGCATCACTGGTTGGCTTACGATAACCTTTCCATCCGCTGTTGTTGATCATGATGTCAACATCAGCCGCATCACCATAGTACCATAGTGTACCATCGGCTGGTGCTTGGTATGGTGTAGAGAAGCTGTATGTGTAAGACTGGTAACCAGTGCCAGAACCGCCAGGTGTCCAGTTGCTTAATACTAGTCCAGGAGTTGCTGGATCGGCACTTACACCGGTTGTGCTGGTAGTGAAACCAGCAGTTGTCAATGGTGTACCTGTGACGTTATTAAGAATAATTTCGCCACCTAGTTCGTGTTTAATAGTAACAGCACCAGATGAGCCAACGCTGGCAGTAACATAAGGAATGTTTTGTGCCAAAATTGCGGCCACAAAATCTGCTGTTGCTGTTCCTGCTAGAGTACAGGTATAGCTACCTAGCGTGGTTGTACCCAAGTCAGTGGCTTGTAGTGTAAAGCTGTTACCAACAGTAAATGCCGCAGTTGGTACGCTACCGGTTACGGAAGTCATTGGACCTGCTTTACGGAACATTAATCTAATACCTAGCAAATTAGTATTGCTAGAGTTTACTGTGTAACGAGCATACATAGAACCTTCAGCAATACCATTACCGCCGCCTGCTAAATCTAAATTATAGATAGCAGATGCACTAGATGCATACACAGGCACAGCCAATGAAGTCCAGGATCCTGCTGTGGCATTGTATTGCTTAACAGCAAGATTCATACCGTTGCCTTGTACGCTAGTCTTCAAGTACACCGAACCACTTGGTGCGGCTACTGTGTCGCTTGGCAACCAACTTGGAATATCTACATAACTTCCACGAGATACTTGTGGGCTGTAATATGTGCTGGCTGTGATGCCTGCTTTGTCTAATGGTGTTCCGGGACCGTCAATTAAGATAACTTTGCCGTCGGCTGTGGAACCTGTGCTCTTAGCATAGCTAGTAGCAAAAATTTGTAGTTTGCCACTAGCACCAGAAGCTGTTACACCAGGAATGGCCGCATCATTGATCTTGCTGGCCACTGCTGTTACAGTAGTTGCAGTACCCAACGAAACGTTAGATGTGTTAATTGTTACATAAGCATTAGCAGTAAACGCTGGACTTGCTGTAGTACCTGTTACTGTAGGCCATGCTTGTTGCCATACGTTTCCGCCAACTTGTGCCCATGTGTTATCGGGTGTCTTATAGAAAATTGTGTTGTCTGTGCTGGCAACAACAACCGCATAGCTACCAATAGTACCGATGGATGCTTTTGGTGTGCCTGCTGTTAAATCTGTAGTGTCTGTGATAACAATAGGTGTTTCGCGAGTAAATGCACCTGCGCTGGCGTCCCACTCGTTAATACCCCAGGTTGTATTGTTTAAATCTAACCAATATGTACCATCATCTGGTGGGCTGTCGGGACGAACACTGGTTGCATCCAATTGATCTAAGTCAATGTCAGCACGAACAGCATATAAACTGTTGGCCGCACCTAGTGCGCTGTGCGCGGCTAACAAGCCATATTCGTTTTGTTCGTTGCCGTGCAATGGTGTGCCAGAACTGCTTTGTTTGAAAGTAGCGTAACCAAATGCGGCCGCTAATTCTCTTTGGCTAGTAAACGATTGCAGTTTACCAGCATTACTCATCGATGTACCGTATGCGGCAGTACCATCGGGAGCTGTTTTATCTTGTGCTGTTGCCAGAATAACTAAAGGTACTGTACCCGCCGCTGTCGACACATAGGCGCTCATGTCGGTTACTGTAATGCTTTGTCCTGGAGAAACTAAAGAAGCCATTTTATTTTCCTTTAAATAGGTTATGTTAATGATATTTATTCATATAGACTAATTTTGGGCTGTTAGCTTGCCCTTTGCAAAGGTTTCTACTATAAATACTGTTATGGAAGAACGCCCATTATGCCCTACTTGCTTTGAAAGACCAGTAGCCATTAACTACCTAACGGAAGATGGTGTACACTATAGAAGCATTTGTGATAGTTGTGCCCGCAAAGGCAAAAAATTAAAACCTTTACCACCACAGTGGTTTAAGAGGGGCTATAGAAAAAAGCCACAATGCGAACAATGTGGCTTTACTTTCAAATTCCCAGACCAAAGTCTAGTGTATCACGTCGACGGAAACTTAAATAACTGCGATCATAATAACTTAAAAACAGTTTGTTTAAATTGTAGGGTAGCTATTAATAAAGGCCGGCTGGGATGGAAGCCTGCCAAGGTTGTACAAGATTTTTAAGTTGACTGTACAAATGCTCGATGCTTTTATCGTTGTCAATAATGGTATCAAACGTAGTACCAGCCCAGCTGTATTCGCTGGCATGAATATTGTTTTCTTCTAGCCAAGCCTGTGCATTAACACCACCGCGATTGGCCTGTACTGCGATGTCATACCAATGGGGTGTTACACCGCGCTGTACCCATACAATCGTAGCACCTTGCTCTTTTAGTCCGCGGATTTCGTTAGGAAAACGGCAATCACTGATAACAATGTTATCTCTTGCGGTACGCAGTTTGTTTTCTAAGCTGGCAATCCATATATCATCGTGAAAATGCTGTCTAAGCACATCTGTACCCCAGTATTGTAGTATCCAACGTGGCGTAATAGGCATGCCTAATCGATTTGTCCACCAATCATCTTGTGTTTCGCGCCAGGCACGACTCTCTTGGGTACGGCCTTCTAGCATGTCTCTGTCCCACCCAAACACATTAGCCACTGCATCTTTAAGAGTAGACGCAAAACTTTCTCTGCGAAATCCGTGAAAATTAACTAGGTAGTCGGCCGCAGTATCTTTGCCCGATCCGATAAAACCGCAAATGCCAATAATCATAAAAAATGCTCCTGTTACAGAGCATTTTAGTATAGTTACAAGTTGTATGTCAACTTTAACAATTCCATTTACGGAGTGCTAGGGCTTTTCGAGTGGGTTTACCGTTTGGTTTTTTCATTGGGCCTTTTACTCCCGACATTCTAGCGCAGAAACTCTTACGGCGTTTGGCGGCTTTTGATCCGGGTTTTAGTTTGCTGGGTTTGGTTGTAACTGCTGTTTGCAGTTTGCTACCGGGATTTTCTCTGCGATAACTAGCAACACCTTTGGCGTTTAAGCCACCAGTCTTACTTTTACCTTCTTTCCTACGCCAGGCCGCTGTTTCGTACAATTCCGTATCGTCAACAGACTCAAAGTCTTCCCAAATCTGTTCAGCGTCAACACCGTGTTCCTGGGCCAGTTCTTCAACCATTTCTTCGATCATGTCAAACTGTTCTTCAACACTTTCGTTTTTAGGCTTCTTGCCATCTTTTTTCATGTTAATTGCAATAGCGGCCTGTTGTGCGGCATTAGCGGCTTCGTTTGCGTTAGGTACACAATTAGGAACTGTACGCCCATTCTTTTTCTTTGTACCCACTGGGTGGTAACCCTTCCAACAAGGATTTTCTGTGCGTAAACTTTCTGTTATAACTTCATTAATTTTCATAATTTATCCTGTTACCCAAGTTATCGGCATATTGCCTTCGATGTTGTTTATAAGTTGCTTTTCTAAATCTTCCATTTCAGCTTGTGCTTCTGTTTTAAGGGCATCACCATTTAAACTTGCACCGCCTTGTGGGCCAGCAATTTGATTAAACTTACTACGTGCTTCGCCTAAAATGCGTTTAGCAAAACTATAAGCATATTCCTGTAACCATGGAAATGCATAAGGATCATTAAACAACATTTGATCTGGCTTTTTATTGTAGATCCATAGTAAACAACTCTCAGCAAACTGGTCTACCACATTGCTGTAGATTTTGGTCTTGCTTAGGTCAAACCCTATGATTTCTGTACTTGTTAGTGTGCGTCCGGCTTCTACTGTAAATTCCGTATGATCGTCATTGCGTGTTAAAATTGGATACATTCCATTGTAACCGGGGTCGGGACAGTTACTGATAATCAGGGTATCGCCCACACTTACCATGTAAGATTGTGCTGTTGTGATTGTAATGGTACTGCCTACTGCTGTGCCGCTGGCTGTTAGCGTCGAAACTCTAGCATTAGTGTGTCCAGCATTAGGAATTTTACGAACCAGTGTTAGTTTTTTAGTCACTGGATTAAAGGTATACATAATATGACCACCAAACATGGTCATGGCCAGCTTTTGGTAGTCCACAAACAACTCGTAGTTTAACAAGCCACCAACACGGCCGGCAACCAACATGTAAGTATTTAAATACCCCGATGCAAAAGGTTCAAATTGACTGGCTGTAGTGCCTGTAACTGATCCAATGCCCCTACGGAACACTTGACGAACCGACATAATTTCGTCGGGTAAAATGTATTCTTGTGTTTCAGGTAGTAAATCTAGAAACGCATAACTTTCTTCTACTGCATTAGCACTACGTTGACGATATTTAATCAAGGCCTGCTTGATGGCCATTTCGTAATGCTCTTTTTCTAGTTCAACATCTACTATGCCGTCTGCTAAACGCATACGAATGTAGTCTGTTATTTCTGCTCGCTTGACGTTTGAGCTGTCGTATAAGTCTGCGTTATATGCTATAGGGCCTGGACCTGCAAGACTATCAGTAGTCATGCTACCTGTGCTGGTAAGTCCGGTTTTAATTGTTACGCTCATAGGAAATCCTGTTTACAGTATTTATTACCGTAACAGGATTCCTATTTACTGAACTCGGAGCAGTACAATATCGGCGTTAATGCGCCCTGTTAGCAGGGTTTCTGTGGCCCGGATATCATCCAAGAACTTGCGTAGTTGCACTTTACCTGCTTTGGCAAACTCTTTGAGCTTTTCTTCAGGTTTACGCAATGTCTTGCTGGTACTTTTTTGTTCATCAAATCCAACAATGGTGGTACCTTTAACTGTCAGCGTCTGATAACTAGCGGCCACATACTTGCCCAACTTGCGTGTTTTGGTGTTATACACCCACAGCTCGCTTGAGCCAATAATGTCTGCTGGATTAATACTTACAATCTTCAGCGCGGCATCAGTTTTTGCGTACTTGAGCTTGGAGATTAGTTTTTCCTTGCTCGGTGCTTTCTTGACGCGGGCTTTTTTAGTGGCTTTTTTAACTCCACGGTACTGTTCAATGCCTGCCAGCAAGTTATCAATCCAGCCAATCATGCGTTTAAAGTCTGCGGCCTTGTAATGGCTGTATCCTTCTTTAAGTTGGTCGTCGGTTTTGCTTTGTGCAAGTTCCAGTTCTGCACGGCGTCGGCTGTAAATGTTTTCGTATTTGCCAAGTTGGCTTTGCACAACATTATTGGCCACTAGAAAATCATAGGGTTTGAAGTCAACTTTGTTATTTAGATGTACTTCATCATAGATGCCCTCAAGTTCTCCAATGATCTCGCTGGTTTTTTCACTAAGGCGATCCTGGATCGTGGGCTTATATACTTCAACTTTTTCAGTTTTTACTTCTTCGACTGGTTCGGGCTCGGCTAGATTAATAGCTTCTCGTATTGCACCCGACAGGAATTCTATGTGACGTGCTTTCATTGGCATGCCTTGTCGGCTGGCCATTACCAAACTACATGCAGTCATTGACAACGAACGGTCAGATGCACGGATAAATGCACTTACATCTTTCTTAGAAAAAACTTTTTCTTGTTTTTGCATCCACTCAACTACATACTTCTTGCAGTCTTTTTGAGTGTAATGATAATTGTAATACCCAAAACTACGGCGTAGGTGATGGTCAAAGTCTGCATCACTAAATGTCAACGCACGTTCAGTGTCCCACACCGGCTCGGGACCAGTGTATTTTTCGTCAGCAAACT